TACCATATTTGAAATCCATATAGAAAATAAGACCTGAAGGTAAGTTCATTGGTTGAACTGAAACGAATTCTTTAGCTGCGATAGAACCGAAGATTCTTCTTACTAAAGGTAACGCAACACCTGCCCATTCTTCAGAACCTGAAGATGTACCTGTTCTTGTAGCCTCATCTAATAATTGTTTTGCTTGGTTTTCTAACATTACTGCCATACCATGCTTAGAAGTTTCAGTACCTGCACCTTCTAATAAACCTGTTTTTTCCCATTTGCTTTTCAAACCTCTAGTTTGCTCAAGCATAATGCTTTGTGGGTTAGCACCTGTCATTAATTTTTTAATGTCCATTGTTTGTTTTTTAATATTTTATTTAATAATACCTGCTAATTTCTTAAATCTGTCAGAGAAATCTGTGTTCTCAGCAATTACTTGCTTAGATTGTGCTGGCTTAGTAGATTTTGTTACTTTGCTTGCGATTCCTTCAGAAATAGATTTTTTAGTAGATTTGTTTGTAGAGAATTTGAAGTTTTCTGCTAATGTAGAATACACCAATTTAACTTCTCTAACTGAATTTGTTCTATCTAAAGTTTCAATGACTTTAACTTTTTGTTCGTTAGTCATATTGTGAGCTCTAAATAATTTGTTTGCGAATAACAATTTAGCGTTTAACAAATTAACTTCATTGATTGTTTTTTGTAAAGATTTGATTACTTTGTAAGCTTCATTTAATTCAACTTTCATTTCTTTTTCATCTTCTTCTTTTTCTTCATCAACTTTGTCTTTGTCATCTTTCATGTCAGCTTCCATTTCACGTAAGATTTCTTCTAAGTCAACAACTTTTTCGTCATCTTCTTTGTCATCTTCTTCCGCTTCATTGGTTACAACAACTTTTGGTGTTTCACCTTTGTCAGTACCAGCTTCAGAACCATCAGCTAAATTTTCATTTTTTGCTTCTTCTTCCTCTTCAGCTTCATACATACCTTCTTCAGTTTCATCATCACCTTTGATTGATGCTTCTAATTCACGAATGATTGCTTCTAAGTCCATGTCATCTTCTGATTCTTCATCTTCAGAGTCCATGTCCATTGAATCGTCACCCATTTCAGAATCCATGCTCATGTCATCCATGCCCATTTCATCTTCACCTTCTGCTTTTGCAAATGGATTTTCTTCTTCAGAATCTTCACCTTCTAATTCTGCCAATCTAGCTTTCAATTCTGCAATTTCTGCATCTTTGTCATCTTCTTTGTCAGCAAATGGGTTTTCTTCTTCAGAAATGTCTGCTACTTTCTTATAGTCAGTACCAGCTTGTTCAGGTTTGCCACTATCTTTCTTTACACCAACTGATAAATCAGTCATTGCATCGTAAGAAGGAGTTGCACCTGGAGTCTCAGCGTATCCCGCGTCTACTTTAGACCCGATACCTGTTGAGCTTAATTCTTCGTCAACTTTTTCAGCTTCTTTATCTTCAACTTCTGCTTCTGCTCTCATCTTTTGAGATAAGATAGATTGAAGTCTAGGAGTAAAAGCTTCTTCAAGCGCGATTTTAGCGTTTGCTAAAGCAGTTTCTTTAACGGCTTTGGCATCAGCGATTGCTTCTTTCAATAATTTTGAATTTGCCATCTTGTTTTTTCCTTAAATTTGTTTGTGAAGTTATTCTTGTAGGGAACTCCAATGTAATTATGTTGATTGTTCGGTCACACCTTATAAGAAGGGTATTCATTAATCAACTCTGTCTTGTAATCTTATAATAAAAAATAAGATATTTGATAATATATATGTAAATTTTTTAGAAAACTAAAGAAAACTACTAAAATAGTTTGTTTTTTCTTATAGTTTCTTCTTTTTGTAACCTCTTTCTTTTAGAAGGTTTGATAAAGTTCTTCCTTTCTCTAAGTTCTTCTATTTGTTTTATGGACTGAACTCTCTTTTTGTAATCTTTTATTGCCCACTCTATGTTTCCACCTTTAACACTTACTACTAACATTCTTCTATTGTAAATTTGTCAACTTGTATTTTGTTGAGTATAATAAAGTTACAACCGTATCTATATCGTTTTGTAACCAACTCATTTGTAATTTTTCGTCTTTTCTTAATTTTGCAACTACTGCAATCAATTTATCAAAATATGCAATTACATTTTTGATATCATTATTTGTATCTAAACCACTTACCGGTTGTAATTTAATTAATCCGTATTGTCCTTGATATGCCTCAACTAAACCATCTACTAAACCACCAATTGTATCGTAATAGTTTCCCAACGCAATATGTGCTGAAAATGAACCAACACCTTTAACTCCTACATGGAATGAATGTGTTTGTGTTCTACTATGTAATAACAATGATGCTAATTGCTCCATTTTTGATTTCTTATTTTCTTTTTGAATTTATATGTCAAACCCTGTTCTTCTGCTTCATCTTGAAAAGCTTTTTGTAACAATTTAGTTAATTCTATATTTAATTCTTCTAAATTTATTTCTTTATCACTTTTAAATTTATTTAATTCTGATTTTACTTCCGGCCATCCCATCAATGCGTAAACTAATGCATCACCGGGGCCCTTTTCTTGTACATAATCATCTATTTTTCCAATAAGAGATTTACTATTTCTTAAACCTTTTAGAATTTGCTTTAAAGCTTTATTAATAGGAACACTATGTCCTGAATAATATGCATCAACTTTATCTGCTAAATTACTAAAGAACATTTGGAAAAATGCAAATAATGCAATTCCACCTAAAATAAAGACCAATGATGATTCGTTTATTTTCTCTTTAGTTTCCATTTATTTGGAAGTTTTGGATTTTTGTTCTTTTAATCCCAATCTTTCGGCCATTTGTTGTTCTGTAATATCTGCTATTTCAAAATATCTACCTAACACATTTCCCATATCTTCGTATAATGCTTCTAATCTTTGTTCTTGTGCAGTTGCTTCTTGTGCTTCTTTTTCAAATGCAGCTTGAAACTTTTTTAATTCAGTCATGTTTCTTTTAATGGTAACTCTATCAAACCAATCACCACCTTCTCTTAAAGTATATTCTTGTGCTGCATCTGCAATACCACCTAATGATTCTGCAACTTGTCTAATGTCCGATTTTCTACTCATACCTTCTCTATGTTGGTTGTATGTAGATATAATTTCTAAAAAATGTCTTTTTAGTTCTGTTGGTAGTTGTTGAAACTCTTCGGTTTCTTTTAATATATCTTTTAACTTTATCATATCTTATTTATTTAAAATATCCGATTTTTTTATTTTTTGTACATATCTCATTAATTCCATTTTATCCATTCCTAATGCATCAATGATGGTGGCCAATACTAATATTTCTTTTTTTCTTGGTAAAGAATAACTTTTTAATTGTGATACCACTTTATCCAAAAATCTTTTAACATTTGTTGGTAAGTTTGTATCAAAATCATCCAATTGCTCTTTTGTAATTTGTCTTCCAGGTATTAAATTTACTAACTTTGCCATATTAATTAAGTTCTATTATAATTTCTCTCATTAAATCTTGTGACTTACACCACTTACCACATTCTTCTGCTATCTTTGCCCATTGTTTTGACTCCTGTAAGGGTGCCATAAATGCTCCGTGTGTTGATGGGTTAGATACAAAATCCCAACCTACTAATTCAAAATCTTCTGCTACCATTACAGTACCATCTCTTAATTCTTTAACTGAACCCAATCCTCTAGATGAAATACCTAAACGGATATTGTTCTTTAACAATTCTTTTAAGATGTTTCCAGATGGTGTTGAAAGTATTTCTACCACTCCACACACATCATCACCTTCCCAATAGATTTCTCTAATGTTATGTGATACATTCTTTAAATTAATAACCGGAGACTCAGGATGGTCTAATTCACCCAAAGCTCTTCTTTCTTTAATAAGTTGTTGATATTTTTGACACTCTCTTTCTAAGATTTCTTTAGGATATCTTCTATTATTTTGATTAGGTGCACCCGCTCTTTGCAAAATGCCCTTAACTAAATAAGTTCCATTTTCTTCTTGTTGAAGTTTTGCCTCAAACAAATGTGTTTCTATCAATAATCCTTTACTCATTAGTCTTTTTTTCTTAATGCTGCTAAATCACTTCCTTCAATTTCACCATCACCAT